GCGCCACCGCTCCGAAGCCGCCGAGCGCCGCGGCCTCGAGGCCCGCACCCGCCACGCCTACCGTGCCCGACTCGATCAACGCCGCAAGCTCGGCCGCCGGCATCGTCAGGCCGGTGCCGAGGCCGCCCAGAAAACCGACGCCGCCACCGCCGAACCAGTTCACCGCCGAGAGCGCGTTGCTCGCGAGGTTCAGCCCGCCGCCGGCGTTCGCAACGCCGGGGACCAGGCTCCCGCCGATCCCGCTGATGATGCCGGTCACCGCGCCGCTCACGAGCTGCGCGACCGGCCGCACGATCGGCTGGATGATCGGCGTGGTGAATGCCGTCCAGAACATCTCCTTCAGGCGGTTGACGAAGTTCCGCGCGACAGACTCGCTGCGCTCAAAGCCCGCGCGTAAGCCGCTCACGGTGGCATCGGTGAGTGAGCGCTCGAGGTCGTCGGTGATGCGCTTGGCCTGGTCGCGCGCCTCCTTCTCGCGCTCGACGACCACCGCGCGCTGCGCGCCCTCGCGCGTCAGTTCCAGGAACCGCTCGGCCAGGCGCACGCGCTCGCGGTAGTACTCCAGCTCGCCCTCGGCTGCCTCAGGCACGTTCGCAAGCTCGGCCTGCTGGCGCGCGAGCGCGAGCGCCTCCTCGGCGCGGGCAACCTTCAGCCGTCCCAGCTCCTCGGTCGTGGCGCCTAGCTCGGCGTTGTGCTCCTCGAGCTTCTTGTTCGCCTCGCGCAGCTGCTCAAGCTCACGGTACTGGCCCTGGAGCATCTGCCCGAGCGTCTGGTGATAGCGCTCTGCGCTCTTCGCGGCTTCCTCGCGGCGACGCGCTTCCACTTCCAGAAGCCGCGCCCCTTCGATCAGCGCATCCAGCTCGAGGAACTGCTCCTCGTTGAGCTTCACCGCGCCGGTGATGTACGCCTCGTAGAGCTGGATGCGCATCCGGTCGGCCTGGGTGGCCTTCTCGGTGCTGGTCGCCTCCAGCTCGAGCAGCTGGATGTGCGTCTGGATCTCGCGGCTGAGGCGCGAGTAGTCGGATTCGCCGGTCTCGCCGCCGGGCTTTGGCAGCGGCGGCGCGGGTTTCTTGCCGGCCTGCCACCGTACACCGGCGAGCGACTGCTCGAACGCCGTCTGCTCGGCCCCCGCGGCCTGCAGTCGCAGCACGTCGCGGCGCTCGATGGCAGCCTGAATCCAGGGTGGCGGAATCGTGCCCGGCTTCGCCGAGCGCTGCCAGGTCGCGATCTGGTTCTCGACCATCGCGAGCTCGCCAGGGACCTGCGTCACGCGATTGCTGCCAAACAGGTCCTTGATCACCGCCCAGACGCCGCGGGCCGTCCCGCCCTCGCGCGCGCCCTTCAGATAGAGCTCGAGCAGCCGGTTCATCTCCGGCAGCACGCCCTCGGCAAGCTGGATCTTGGTCGCCTGGAACAGCGCATTCATGCGCTCGAGGTTGTCGTTGAATTCCTCGGCGCGGCGCGCCATGTCCGGGCCGATGATCTGACCGAACGCCTCCGCCTCGCGCGCCGCCTCACGGAACCCCTGCGCGCCCTGGTTGAGCGCCGGGATCATGCGCAGGCCCACGCGCTCGCCGAACAGCGCGCCGGCGAGCGCGGTCTTGTTCACGCCGTCGGCGAAGCCGCTGAAGGCGTCCGCAATGCGCGGCAGCAGCTGCTCGAGCGATTCGCCCCTGCGCGCCGCTTCCGCGACGTCGCGACCGAACAGGCGCAACAGCGCCGCGCCGTCGCCCACGCCGGACTGCGCCTCGGAGACGTTTTTCGCGAGGGTCCGCATCGCCATGCTGAACTCTTCGTTCGAGACTCCCGCAAGCCGCATCTGGTACCGATACGCCGAGAGCCCTTGCGTGGAGATCGCGAGAGACTGCGAGAGCTTGTGCAGCTCGTCCGCGTGGTCGATCTGCGCCTTGACCGAGAGCAGCGTCGCGGCGGCGTAGGCCGTGATCGCCGCGGTCGCGATCGTGGCCGCCGTCTTCACCGCGGCGAGCACCTTCTCCTTGCGTTCGTGCGCCTGGATGGCGGCTATGGAGCTATCCACCGAGCGGCGCTGCGCGTCGGTGAGCGAGAGCTGCGAGGCGCGGTAGGCCTCGACCTGGGCGCGGCTCTTGCCCAGCGTATCGGCCTCTTCCTTCAGCCGCTTGGCGAACGCCTCGGCTTCCTGCGCGCTGCGTTTCGCCGCCTCGCCCGAGCCCTTGAACTGCTCAGTCAGTCCCTTCTGCGCCTCGGCCGCTTCCTTCGACGCGCCGACGAGCCCCGAGGCGTCGCCGTTCAGCCGGATGCCGACGTCGTGCTGGCTCTCAGCCATCGCGCCTCCGGTTGAGCTCGGCCGCGGCCGCGGCCTCCATCACGCGCAGCTCGGCAAAGAGCCGGGCGCGGTCTTTCGGCTTGACGCCCCGCAGCCGCATCGCGCTTTCCACCGCCGGGTAGTGGAGCCCGAGGAACATCACGCCCCCGAAGCCCGCGGCGACGCGCCACTGCGTCGCGAGCGCGCAGAATAGCTCGACGGCCTCGACGTGCTCGGGCCAGACGTGAAACACGTCCTCCTCGGGCTCTGGCTCCTCGGCGCCGTCGTCCTCGAGCACCAGGCCGAAGCGTTCCAGGTCCTCATCGAGCGCGTCCTCGTCCTCGTCTCCGCGCCTCGCGCCCGCCCAGTGGCGCGCCGCGTCGGCTAGTTTTTTCTTGCGGCCTCGCCACGGTGCAGCTGAGCGTGTGCGACTAAGATCGCCGTGCGCACGTAGGTGATCTCGAGCAGCGCGCGCTTGTTCTCCGGCGTGAAGGGCAGCTCGTTGCCGGCCTCGTCGGCGACGCCCTCCCAGCCGATGAGCGCCGCAGCGAGCAGATCCGGCTGCTCCGGGTCGCGACCCATGACGATGTCGTCGATCCGCTGCTGATCCAGCAGCTCGAACTCCGCCGTGAATGTCGCCTTCGTCGTCTTGCCCTGGTCCTGCGGGATGCTGACCGTCACCGGCCACTTCACGGTCCGCTTCCTGGCCACCTTGAACATCGTTCAAACGCTCCATAAAAAAACGCGGGAAACCGGTCAGGGTCAGCCCGCGTGCGAACCCCCTCCGAGGTGGCTTTGCTCTTGTTATTGGTGCCGGGCCGCGCGCGGCAGTCGGAGGTCGCGCCGCGCGCGGGGTCTTTACCGCACGATCACGTCACCGTGATCGAAAACTCGTCGTTGCCAGCGGACGAAGGCTGCAGCTCCATGTTCATCCGGATCATCGCGATGCCCTGTTCCTCGTCCATGTCGGGCTCGGTGAGCTGCACCTGGTTCGCGGCGATCGCCACTTTGTTCCCGGCGGCGGTGCCCTGCGTGATGGCGAGCGCGCCGAGCGTGCCGTTCCGCACGATCGTCCACCAGTCCTTGGTTGCGACCAGCTCGTCCTCCAGGCGCACCGAGCCGCGCGAGCGGCGGCCCACAAAGCGCACCGCCTCGGAATTCGGGAGGTTCCGGTAGACCAGCTCGTTGCCGGTCGCGAGCATGATCTCGCGGAACTTGCCGGCGAACGTGAAGAGCGTCGCCGGCGTGGTGTTGGTGTTGTTGACCGCGAGGGGCTTCTGGAACGCGGTGAGCGTCGGCGTCGGCAGCGCCACGTCGGAGGGCGCGACGTAGAGTCCGATGAACGTGAATGCCCAGACCGGGATGCGGCCGGCGACGAGCCGCGCCTCGACGTTACCGAACGCGCCCAGCACCTTGTGCAGCCGCGCGTCTATGTAGAAGTAGATCGTGGAGTCTTTCTCGCCGGTGGTGATCGGCGCATAGACGACCGACACGCCCGCGTTGATCGTCTCCGACATGCCGCAGCTCTGCAGCAGAGGCCCGTACTTCGGCGCGGTGCCCGCGGCGCCGCCGCCCGCCATCTCCACTTCAAACGAAACCTCGACGAACGCGCCGGAGACGATGCGGCCCTTGTTGCCGAAATATGGTACGTCGTAGTCGCGATCGTCGTACTCCTGATTGAGCGGCCTCATTCGGAAGTTGCGCACGAGCATCCCGTCGTTGGCCGCGGTCGGCGCCGCGTCAGCGCCGTAGCTCGCCGCGTTCTTCGCAAGGATGACCTTGCGTCGGAATTTCATCGCCATCTGGTTACGCTCCTTTCTTCTTCACCGGCGCGTGCTCGGAGGCGCGCGCCTCGGCCGCGTCAGGCGAGGGCTGCTCCCAGGGCAGGGGCGCGGGCGCCGGCAGCGCCGGCTCGGGCTTCGCGTTCGGATCGGGCTTCCCGAGCGGCTCGCCCTTCTCGTCGCGCGGCCCGCCCCCTTGCGGCTCGGGCTTGCGCGGCTCATCTTTCGGCTTCCGCTCGCGCGTGATCGGGTCCACCTCGTAGCTGCCGCCGACTCCGTGATACTTGTCCATCGTTAGCTCCTAATTGAGGTGCTGGGTGGTGAGGCCCAGCTCCGCGAAATGGCACAGCACGCCGCAGAAGAGCACCGGCCGGTGATCGAGCACCTGGATGCCCGCCTCGTCGTTCGCCGGGTTGACGCAGGAAAAGACGACGCCCCCCAGCGTGTCGTCCGAGCGGAAGGCGTCGCGGATCTGCTCGATCAGGTCGTCGAAGAGCTTCTCGCTCGCGTCCGCATCGTCCAGGCCCATGTAGCCGCGGATGCGCCAGCCGTGCAGCACTACCCAGCGCGCGATGTCCTCGAGCGTCTCGCGCGTCGAGACTCGCCGGATGTGCCAGCCGAGCACGCGCTTCGGATTGCCGCTCGTGTAGAGCGCGACCAGGCGGGACTGGTCCTTCAGAAAACGTTCGTACTCGTGCACCGGCCCGACCCCGGCAACCGTGTCGATCTTTGCCTTGATCGCGGTGCGGATCTGCTGCACGGTGGGCATCAGGCCGCTCCTCCCGCGAGGCGCGCGGCGATGCGCGCCGCGGCGCGGTCGAAGATCGCGCGCACCTGCGCCTCCTCGGCCTGGAAGGTCAGGCCAAAGGGGCGCTGCGCCGCGGTTCCCCTCACGGAGATCTTGCGCGCGACCAGGAACGCCACCCCGCGCGCCATCTTCTCGCTCGTGACGCCGAGCTTCACGCGCACCCAGTCGATGAGCGCCTCCACCGGCGGGAAGTGCGGCTTCGTGCCCAGCTCGACCGGCACCGCGTAGTTGAGGGGCGTGGATACCAGGCCGATCACGCCCGAGTCGGAGACCTCCTCGCGGTGAAAGACGCTCGCGCGCAGCGTCCCGTGCGCGGTGGGCATGCGCTCCTGCACTTCGCGCGCGAGGAGGAGATCCGCTTCCGTCACCGCCGTCTCCAGCTCCTCGCGCGCGACTTGGGGAGCACGCGCGAGCGCCGCCTGCAGGTCCTTGAGATTCCCGAGGTCGATCTCGTAGTGCACTAGCGGTACCTCCGCAGGTGCAGCAGCCGGTCCTCGCCGCGGCTGTCGGGCTGGTCGAGGTTGACGACGACGCCCGCGGGCGCCGCCTTCTTTTCCTCGATCCCCAGCTCGTCGTGGTAGCGCTTGCGCAGCGTCCGGGCGCGTGCGGCGTACTCCTCGGCCTTCGAGCGCTGCTCGACGCTGTCGGCCTGCACCGAGGAATCCGTGCCGCCGGAATAGAACGCGGCCAGCTCATCGGCGAGGATCGCCGCCGCCCAGCAGGCGACGGGCTCGCGGTCCTGAATGGGGATCGTGTCGGCGCTCGCGCTCACGACGTGCTTGATCGTGTAGCTCGCGCGCACGTTGTTGGCGGCAACGGCCACGGCGTCGAGCACCTGGATCTTCAGCGCCGTCGGGCTGCGGTAGAACTCGTAGCGGCCGGGCTCGATGAGCGTCGGGGGCACGTCCCCGATCGGGTACTCGAGCGAGCGCAGCTCGGAGAAGTCCGACTCCCAGGACGCCGGCAGCGGCAGCAGGTTCGCGCTCTCCGGCGTCAGGTCCTCGACCTTCACCTGCGGCCGGTCCTTCGAGTAGCGCTTCACCGCCAGGTCGATCGCGCGGTCTTTTTCGGCCGCCGCGATCTTGCCCGCATCGTCGCGCACCAGTTCGGTCACGAGGGTCTGGTAGTCGGAGAGCATGGCGGTGAATGGTCGGGTGAGCCCCGGAAGCTAGAAGGGGCGGGGCGCCTGACTCTCCCCGCCCCTTCGCGGCTCGCAGCTGCCGATCACTTTCTCGCGCAGGTGAGCACCACCGTGATGTCGTCCCAGGTCGGCGAGGTTCCGGTGATGGTGAGCACGATCGTCATCACGCTCTCGTCCGCGATCGCGGCGCTCGAGATCGTGCCCTCGGACCAGGTGCCGGCGGTGATCGAGATCGCCGAGGAGAGCACCGAGGCGCCGTCGTCCTGCACGTCCACGGTGAGGGTGGGCGAGGTGCCGCCCGAGGCGCGCGCCGTCGCCCCCACGCCAAGCAGTTCGCAGGGCTGCGGCATCGCGAACTTGACCGGGGTGACGGTCGCGGTGCGCTGGCCGCTGATGAAGAAGGGCAGCACCATGACCTGGCCGGCGCCGACCGTGACGTTCGGCGTCGCGGCGCGCGAGCTCGGCACGAAGGCCGGCAGCGAGAGCAGCGCGGCCGTCGCGATCGCGAGCACGGCCGCAAGGAGCTTGCGGTTGAGATTCCGAATCATCGTGTTCTCCTGGTTGTGCTTTGGCCCCGGTTACGCCACGACCGACTTGTCCCAGCCGCGGTACTCGATGACGTTGCCGCCGTAGACGTGCCGGATCTTGTAGGTCACCTTGTCGTTCGAGAACAGCGAGCCGACGGTCGGGTTGTCCTGCACGAAGATTTCCGGCTCCTCGTTGCCGTTCAGGAAGCCGATCTCGATGCCCGGAATGTCGTTCACGTCGGCCGAGATCGCCCAGTCGTTCGCGTCGGTCCAGTACGGCACCGGCACCACCGTGAGCGACATCTGCTGCACGAACGTCTTGTCGAGATTCGTGTTGCGATTGAAGAGGTCCACACCCGTCTGCTCGAGATCGTCCGGGACCCAGAGATACCGCGGGCCGATCCCGAGGCGCTTCGCCGAGCCGGCCTCGGTCTGCTTCTTCATCCGGAGGCGCGCCGCCGCGAGTGCGGTCGCATCGAGCGCCGCCGAGCCGAGGTTGCCGTGGGTCGCGTGGAAGAATGCGACCGAGTCGTAGAGGGTCGGGTTGGTGCGCACGAAATCGAGGACGAACTCGCAGAGCGTGCGCTTCGCGGCGCGCGCCAGTGCGATGGGGATGCGCCGGATCGCGCCGACGTCGTCGTTCGCGATCATCTCGATGGTCAGGTCCTCGGTGCCGCCGCGCTTGGTCGCCGCGTAGGTCGCCTTTTCGTCGCTGGGCGAAGCAAGCGCCGTGTACGGCGCGCCCTGGGCGACGGCCGGCAGGTTGCCGTAGCCGCCAAAGCGCGTGCGCTCGTTGGTGCGGAAGTCGGCGACCGGAACCCGGTCGCACGCGAGACGCCAGGCGTCCCATGCCGTGTTCTCGCGGTAGTCCCTGACCAGGCGCCGCGTGATCGCGCTCCCCAGGACGTTCGCCCACGAGGTGCTGTCGAGCGACTCGCGGAACGCCGCGCCGCATGCCTCGCGCAGCCGCGCCTTGTCCACGTTCTCCCATTGGCCGGTGACGCGCCGGTCGCCGGTCATCTCGATGTAGCACTCCCGGAAGGACTGGACGCGACCGTGGTCCTTGTGCGTTCGATCGAAGAACGCGTCGAGCATCTCGCCGATCTTCTTCGAGCGGTCCTCGACCTCGACATCGAGGCCCTCCATCCGCACGCGGCCGCTCTCGGTCATGCGCGCGAGGTACGCGCGCTCGGCCTTGATCTCGGCGTCCACGTCGGCCTCGACGAAGCGCTCCAGGCCATCGAAGCGCGCCTGGAGCTTCTCCTTCGCGGGCTGAGGCAGGCCGCAGGCCGCGATCTGCGCCCGGGCTGAGGCGCGCGCCTCCACCATGCGCAGCTGCGCCACGGTGACGGGCTTCTCGTCGTCCTTCGGCTGAGGCTGCGGCTGCGGCGCGGGCTGCAGTGCCTCGGCGTAGCGCGCCTCCAGCTCCTCGGCGGTGATCGTGTCGGGGTTGATCTTGGCGTACAGCTCGGGTCGCTTCGCCTTGATCGTCGCGAGCATTCGCTCTTTCATGGGGTCGGGCTCCTTCGGATCGGCGGCTTCGAGCAGGTTGACGAGCGCGCCGCCGGCGCTCGGTTCGACGATGATGTCCACGGAAGAGACGCGCACGAACTTCTCCGCGATGCGCTTCACGCCCTCGCGCACGGACGCCTTGGTGAGCGCGTAGGCGTCGATCGAGAGGCCGACCAGGTCGCGCTTGCCGCGCTTCCAAGCGTCCACCAGCGTCTCGCGCAGCGAGCGCATGCCCGCGGCGATGTTCACCTTGCCGGCGAGGTAGCCGGTGTCCGGCGCCGCGCCCTCGACGAAGCGCGGCTCCGAGATCCAGCCGGCCAGGTTGCGCGGGTCCTTGCCCTTGTCCTTGAGGTGCTCCTCGTCCGACTTCACGAACACGCGCGCGCCGTCGAAGAGCTGGGCCGCCTCGCGCAGCGCGGCGTCCGGGTAGTAGTTGCCGTTCTTCGAGCGGCCCGAGCGCACCAGGATCGCGTCCCAGACCGTTCCGTCGGCTTCCTTCGCCTCGATGAGCCACGCTTCGGCCGCCGCCTCGCGGACGGCGACCGGCACGTAGGTCTCGACCACTTCCTGCGCGTCGGCGAGGCTCACCTGGTTGTCGGCGCCGAGGGTGTAGCCGTAGCTCCAGAAGCGGCCGTCGCGGCGCACGATCACGCGGTCGGCGAAGATCGCCTCGATCTGGACCATCCAGACCTTCTCGCGCTCGTAGCCGAGCGTCGCGGCGAGCGCGGCCTGCACCAGCTCGATGATCTGCCGGTACTCCCCGGTCGCCGCCTCGCGCAGCGCGGCCGCGCCGGCGATGCCCTCTTGCGGGATCGGCTTCACGCTACGCGCGCGCCTCGTGCCGGCGGCCGTCGAGCGTGACGATCGTCACGCGGCCGTCGTCGTACTGGGCGGCGCCGATGATGTGGCTCTCGGCGAGCGCGGCTGCCTCGGTCTCGTAGCCGGGGCGCTCCTTGCCGTCCTCGCCTTTCACCGTCACCGCTTTCGCGGTCTGCACCTTGACGCCGCGGCCCTTGAACGCCTTGAACGCCTCGGCCGCGCTGATCTCGGTTCGCTTCGCCATCGCTCGGGTCTCCGTGTTTGCCAGCAAAACGCGGAGCCGAGATTAGGCAGCGCGCGGCGCAGCGTTAACCCCGACCGGCGTCGGGGGCGGCAGAGAGTAAGATCCGCGGCATGCGTGCGCTGCTCCTCCTCATCGCGCTGGCGCTGCCGGCGGGCGGGGCCTCGGCCCAGGCGAAGTGCCGCGCGATCGACGGCGACACGATTCGCTGCGGCAAAGAGCGGATCAGGCTACAGGGAGTCTATGCGCCGGAGCTGCGCGAGCCCGGGGGCCGCGAGGCGCGCGCGCGGCTGCAGCAGCGGCTGGACTCAGGCTCGGTCCACGTGGAACGCCGCGCCCGCGACCGCTACAGCCGAACGGTCGGCAACGTGTACGTCGGCGGCTCGAGGATCACACAGCGCGATGTCGGGCGTCGCGGTGGACGCGGAGTGAGATAGTCAGGCCTGGTTCGCCGGCGAGTGCCGCAGAGACACCACCCTTCGCCGGACAAACTGATAAGTCTTGTTGGCCCCGCCAGCGGGGAAACGATCGATGGCGTAGGCTACGTTTCCGCGAGCCGCTTGGCGAGGGATAAGAAAACGTCAGGCGGATGGGGGAGACGTGGACATCGACGAAGTCCGCCGAGTCATTCGGGAGTGTGCTGGGGGGCAGCGCAATCCGGTGAAAGCGGTCACCTTCCGGCAAAAGTACGGGAGCGCGTCTAAGCCGGTCCTGATGCGATGCGACGACAATCGCGACTACGTCCTCAAAGGTTCACATAACGGGCGCAGACTGGTCGCCGACCACTTCGTCGGGCGCCTCGGGCAACTCATGGGCGCACCGGTGGGACAGATTGTTTTCGGCTTCATCCCATCGGAATTAATTGCCCTTGAGCCCCAACTTGCCGACGTTGGCGCTGGCATCTGCCACGCGACGCTCTGGGTCCCAGACTGCACCGATCGTCAAGGGATCGACCACATGAACCAGCCGTACAACCGCGATCGGTTTGCGCTGCTGCAAGTGCTATACTCGTTGGCGCTGGCAAGTGATCACCAGCTCATCTACGCGAAGTCCGCCCCGTTCCTTGTGCACTCGGTAGATCACGGCCACTTTCTGAACGGGGGCACCGGATGGACAGCGGATACGCTCAGGCAGATCGGCCCTGTAACGGTGGACCCGTACTTTAGGGCCTGCGGCTTGCCGGACGCGGCGCTGGCGGCGGCGAAGCCTAGGCTCGCAGAGATCACCGATGACGATCTCAGGATGATCGCCGCTGGTCTGCCCGACGAGTGGAAGGTAACCGCTGAAGATCGCTCAGCGCTCGTCGAGTACTTCGTCGCGCGACGCGATCGGCTTCTCGCATTACTGCCATGAACGGCATCCGGAGGATTTATGCCGTCTTACTACTCGATCATCAGATACGTGCCCAATCCGATCGCAGAGGAAGCGATCAATGTTGGGGTCGCCGTGTTCGGGGGCGGGAGCGCCCCTCTTTTCCGGTTCATCGGTGATTGGACTCGAGCGCGCCAATTCGGCGGCGAGAGCACTGAGTTTCTCCAGCGCTTCGCTAAACAAGTAGCTAGCGCGCAATTGGGTATTTTTTCTGAGTCCGGAGCGTGGGACGAGAGCAAGTTGCGGAGCGTGCTCGGCCGCTGGCACAACAGCATCCAATTCACGTCACCGCGGGCGTCGCTCAAGGAACCTGCCGCGCTGTTGGACGAGGTGGCAACCGACTTTTTGCATGGCGCAGTGAAGAGAGAAGCGCTGCGGCGAACACGCTTGAACACCGAAGTGCGATCGATGTTCAGAAGGATGCGGGTGCTCGCCAGAGAGCCTGGCGACGTGAGGCGAAAGCGCGTAGTGCCCGACTTTCCAATCGATCAGAGGACCGGCCTTGTGGCCGAATTCGTCGTCAAGAACGGCGTCTTCCACGTCATGGAAACGATCGATTATCGAGGCGCGATGCCTACCGCGACGCCAAAATTCTATGAGACTGGTGCGAAGGCATTAGTGCTCGTCGAAGCGAAGCAAAAGCTCGGCCCTCGAACGCAACGGTACGTTATCTACTCCGCCAGGCCGGAAGACAGATCAAGCATCAAGAAAAACCTTGCGTTGCTCCATAGTCACGCGGATCACTTAATTAACTATGATAGTCAGCGCGATATTGCGACCTTTGCGTCGCTCGTTAAGAAGGCTACAGGCGTTCGGGATTTGGCGTCCGATATGGGCGCTGCCGCTCACCTACCCTGAGAACAATTCCGGGTAGCTCTCACTCATCTACCAGCGCTGAGCCGGGTTTCCGTCCTTGGCTCGCGACGTCCCAGTGCTCTACGAAGGGCAGGGCGGTGCACCCGCAGTTGACAGTCTCGCTCGGGGGCGCCGAGGGATCGCGCGGATACATCAGCTCGACGGGCGGCTTGCCGAAGGGCTTGAGGACGAACGGCTCGTCCACGTCGCGGATCTGGCCGTCGGCGAGATCGTGATGCAGCCGCGGGTGCAGCTTCCCTGAGCGGCGCCACTGCTTCTTGAGGCCCGGCAGCCGCTCGGCCGCGGCGCTCATGCGCTCCTGCGCCGCGAGCGAGAAGGCGCGGCCGAGTTCGGTGCGCACGATCACGGTCGCCCGCGCACGCGAGGTCTCGCCGAGGATCCGCGTCACCGCACCAACCGCGTCCGACGGCGAGCGCGCGCCGATCACCACCAGGCCCAGCTCGGCGGTGATCTTGTTTGCCGCGTCGATCCCGATGTCCTTGATGCGGTCGATCATGAACGCGCGCATCGCGCTGAGGCTCCGCGTGTCGATCGCCGGCGCGAAGGCGGCGACGCGCACGCCGCCCGCCTCGAGCGGCGCATCCACCAGGTTCTCGCCAAGTTCCCACGCGCGGCCCGCGGCGCTCGAGATCCGCGCGCCGCCCTTCTCGCCGAACTCCGCCAGTTCGCGTCGGATCTCTGTCGAGAGCCGCGGCAGCGACCAGCGCTCGTACTCGGTCGGCTGGCCGGCGAGGATCTCGACGATCGCGCGCTGCGCCTCCCGGAGCAGGCTCACCAAGTCGTCCCGGGTGCCCCGCATGAGCGAGGTCTGCCCCCGCACGATGCGGTTGCGCGCGCGGGCGAAGGCGCGGTCGCGTTCGGAGGGGGTCATGGCGTGCCGTGAGACCCCAGAAGTCGGAACCTGAGCGGGGGCTTCGAAGCGGCGACCCCACAAATCGGGGTTTTCGGGCGACCTCCGGTCCGGCGCTCGACCCCCTTAAACGGCGCGACGCTTGGATTTAAGGGGGTCTTAACAGGGGTCAGGGCGAAAATGCGTGGGGGAGCCTTACCCCGGCCCGCCGCGCGCAACGGCGGCGATTCGGCCTGGGCGGTTTTTCGGCCCCATTCCGGCCCCGGGTCGCAAATCAAGTGGCACACCGGGCATCACCCGGCGCGCTCGAGCGTTTGGGCGAGCGCCGCGGCCTCGCGCCGGTGCTCGGCGATCGCCTCGAGGATCTTCTCCGTACGCTCGACGCCGAGCTGATGCACGCTGCCGCGCGCGAGGTCCTCCATCGCCTCGAGGAAGCGCGCGGAGCTTTCCTGCATGCGGCGCATGAGTTCCAGCGCCTCGCGCATCGCGCCGGCGTCCTCCTCGCTGCCTGGCGGCGGCGTGAAGTTGTCGTTCTCCGCGTTCTTCGCCGCCTCCTTCTCTGCGGCCGCAAGCTCGGCCTCCGGGTCGATCTCGAGGCCGAGCTTGGCCGCGACGACCGCAACGAGCGAGAGCGCGAGCTTGCGGGTGATCAGCTTCTGCGAGATTGCTACGCTCGCCGCGGTCGCGACCTGAGCGAGCGCGGCGGTCTGTTTGGTGAGGTCCTTCTCCGAGAGCTCCGGGAAGATCGCCTGCACCTGCCAGGCCTTGTCGCCCCAGTCGACCTTGAGATTCTCTTTCTCGGCGTGTTTGAGCAGCACGTAGCGACCGATCGATTGCAGCATGTGCTTCAGGAACTTCTGCCGCATCGTGTATATCTTGAGCGTCGGCGCTTCCATCTCGGCGCCCACCGCGCGGTTCACGTCGCCGCCGCCGCCGAACCAGTGCTCCGGGATCGTCGCGCCGCCGAGCACATGGTTGCGCAAGAGGCGCGCGCCCTCGGCGGTGTCGGTCGCCTTGAGATCCGGGGTGATTTCCTGCCAGGTCTCCGAGTCGTTGTGCACGCGCACGCTACCGGGTTTCGGCGTGAGGATCTTCTTCGCCCGCGCCTCGACCTGGGCCTCGTTGGCGTTCTTGAGCGTCACATCCCAGATGAAGGAGCGGAGGAACCCGTAGCGCTCCGCCTCGCCGAAGAGGAACT